GCCGAAGGCGATCCCGGTGAGGTCATTATTTGTCCTGACGACATCGGCAAACGATTCATTGCCACGGCCGGGGCCAAACTCATCGAAGAAACTCCGGAACCACCGAAGGCTCCGACAAAGCAGTCTCGGAAGGTGAAGCAATCAGCGGAGACTGACTGATGGAGTTGGGTCACACCACGTTCAATGTCTCAGTTGAGCCAACGAATGAGCCGCTCAGGTTGGAAGACCTGAAATGCCGCATGCGTGTCACAACGCACGACTTCAATACGGAGTTGCGGGAACTGATGACCGCAGCACGGCGGCAGGTTGAGCACGACACGCGGCGGAAGCTCGTGACGCAGACGGTGCAGATACTGATGGACGATTTCCCGTCGACCGAGTATCTAGAAATGCGGATGCCACCGATCTCGGCAGTCACATCGATCGGCTATACCGACAGTGCGGGGGCATCCCAGACGTTTTCATCAGCTAGCTATAATACGGATTTCACATCAACTCCGCCGCGAGTCAAAGTGATCGATGGGGTGTTCTGGCCGGCCACTGATGACATTCCGAACGCGGTGACGATCACGGTGACCGCCGGATACGGGGCACCGGCAGCAGTTCCGCCGGAGGCTAAGCTGGCGATTGTTGAATACTGCAAAATGCACTGGGGCAACTGCGACGGCGACTCAATGAAGTATCGGAACCTCGTTCAGACGCTGCAATGGACAGCGATTGGCAGGGCTGCCTGATGGCCTGCTGCACAAACTACGACAAAAAGCTGCAGGTTGAGACGCTGACCGGAACGGCGGACGCTCACGGGTTCATTGACGACACGCTGGACGCGAATTGGTCGACGCGATTAATGACGTTTGCCAGTTGCAAAAGCAAGGGCGGCCGGGAGTTTTGGAAGGTTGATCAGGTCAACGCGGATGTCAGTCATGTGTGGATCTGTCCGTGGACAACGGCACTGGCGGCAACAACTCCGGACAGCCGGCTGATATCAGAGGGCATCACGTATCAGATCATGAGTGTCGTCGACATCGACAACGCTCATCAGGAAGTGGAACTCCAGACGCGGAGGGCTGTGTAATGGCTGCACGGTTCGGGGTGGCCACTGAGATATTCGGCGATCAGGAGATCATTCGCATTATGGGAAAAATGCGGACGACATCCGGACGGCGGACTATGTCGGCAGGAGCATGGCTTGCGGCCGACGTGTTATTGAAAGCTGCCAAGCGGGCCATTCCATCAAACAATAAGAACGCCCGTAAGGCTCACGGCCGACGCCGATTGAAGGTAAAGGAGTCGCCGGACGGCGGGGCGAAGGTTGGTGGAAGGGTTGCAGCCAGTAGCAAGGTCAGGGCGCGAGGAAAGACACCCGGGAAAAAGGGGGTCGGCATCGGTGCTAGAAATCTGCACTGGACTCACGGCACTGGAACACTCGGGCAAGGCTCAGGTAAAGAGAGATACACAGGCAAGAAGGGCGGACCGGTACGGAGGACGGGTAGTAGTAATCCGACAGCGATATCAATGGCGGTGCTCGCCCGAAGGAATAGCACATTGCTGCGGTCTCAGTTTGCGAGGGGAGCACGGAAACAACTGGATATTGAAGTCAGTAAAGGGAAAGCGTTTTGAGGGCCGGTCTTGTCTCACTATTGGCGGGTGAATCATCGGTCAGCACGCTGGTGGGCAGCCGGATATATATCAGCAAGGCTCCGCAGAAAGCGGCATTGCCTCACATAGTTATCACACAAATATCAACGAATGAGTTCCTGCAAATAGACGGCACAGGTCCGCTGCGGTTTGTGGACTTCGACATTGACTGCAAGGCAGACAGAAGCATTGAATCGGAAGCACTGGGGAAAGCCGTCCGGGTATTTCTTGACGACTACACTGGTGCTGCAGGATCACAGACCATCGGGGCGGTCCTGATGAATGACGAGTCGACCGAGTACGAGCCGCCGCAAGACGGGTCAGATACTGGCGTTCATAACACTTTGCTGGATGTCCAAATCCAGTATCACGCAGTTTAGGAGGACATCATGGCTCAGATTATCACTAAAGGTTCCGTGATCAAACAGTCTATCTCAGCCTCGTTGGTCGCAGTAGCACAGACACTTTCGTTCAGTCACTCATCCGCCGAGGCGGAGGGGTATGACGCGACAACGATCGATCAGGCGGCTGCTGGCAAGGCTCGTAAGGTAACGGGGTACACGAATCCCGGCACATTCGATTTTGAAGTGTTTTTCGATAGTCAACTCGCGGGTCATCAAGCCCTGACAGACGACATCACGACGCCAGCAGGTCGTGATTGGTCCTGCACGTTGGTTGGTGGTACAGAAATGACATTCACCGGCGGCGGCATGACGTTCGGCTACTCGGGCGATATGAACGACGGCATCAAAGGGACGGTCAGCATTCCGCTGGACGGATTGATGGTTTACCCAACATGAAGGCGAAGTATCTCAACGACGTTGAGGCGGCACCGCGAGCAATCGGCTGGCCTGGCCTCATCAAGAAGGACGACGGGAAGTGGTATTTCCCGGCCGGGTACATCACCGATCTGCCGGACTGCTACCGGTTGGTGCAGATGGGCGTCGCCGAGCCGGCCGACGAGGAATGCACGTTGCGTGCGTGTATGACATCAGCGGAAATGAAGGCAGCCCAGCGCCAACAGGACATGGTTGGTAAGGGGATTCATCCGGACGACTACCAGCGATATCTCGACGGCGAGATAATCGGTTACGACGAAGATGGCAACGATCTGCCGGGTCCAAATTGGCAAGAGGAAGAGGACGACGATGGCGAGTAGTCGCGAGACATTACTGAAGCCGCTACCGATCAAAACAGAGCGGGTTGACCTGCCGGAATTCGGTGATAATGAATACGTGATGTGTCACGGCATGACAGCCCGTGAGAAGAACAATCATGACTCCGCACTAATGAAGCGTGATTGGTCCGGGGTTGACCGGAAGAAAGCGACCACGCAGAAGGAACGGCTGATGGTGCGTTGCATCCGTGACGATGATGGCCAGAGGGTATTCAGCGATGAGGACATTGACGCTATTGGTGACTGGCCGAGCGATACGTTGAATCGCTTGTTCGATGTGTGCAATCGATTGAGTGGAGGCGGCACAGATTCAGACACCGAGGAACTGGCAAAAAACTCACGAGAAACCACAGGCGACTGACGGCAATGCGTCTGGCGGAGCATGTGGCAGGGACGGTTGATGTCGACGGGATGCTGGATTCAATGACGCCGGCACAGTTCGACGAGTGGTGCGTTAAGGATCAGGTCGAGCCGATTGGTTACAGTGCTCAGGCGTTGGGGATGATCGCGTGGTTCATTCATTCATATTTGGCGAGCGACAGCGACGCGACGGCGCAGGACTTCATGCCGTGGACGCGATTTGCACCGCCGCCGAAAGCCAACAACGCAGCCGCCCGGCGGATGATCGAATCACTTGCACGGAGGATGCCTGATGGCCAGCCTCGGTGATTTGGTCGTGAATCTGAAAGCCAATAACTCGAACTTTAATCGGGGGATGAAACAATCCCAGTCGCGAATGAAGCAGTTTGGACGAGCTGCCAAAAGACTGGCGATTGGGGCTGCGTTCACTGCTGCTGCCGGTGCAGTCGTGGTGTTTCGCAAGCAACTCGAAGAGTTGGACGCAGTTGCAAAACTGTCAGCGAGGACAGGTTTCGGGGCGAGGGATATACAGGGATTCGCTCTGGCGGCGGAACTCGGCGGCAGTAGTGCGGCGGCGGCGGCCAAAGGCATGGAACAATTCACGCGGCGGATGGGTGAGGCCGCTGGCGGCACTGGAACAGCAGCGACTCAACTGCGGAAGATGGGGATTGACGCAAAGAAACTAGGAGATCTACAGCCTACGGAACAACTTCGGATCGTGGCGGATGCGATTGCAGCGTTGCCAAGCAAGGCCGAACAGGCAAACGCAGCCTATCAATTATTCGGCCGTGGCGGGCTGGAACTGGTAAACGTATTATCGCAGGGATCTGCAGAGATGCAGAAAATGAACGACGAAGTGGACGCGATGGGACTGGCATTGTCGGCGGATCAACTGAAGGCGATTGAGGATGTCAACGACGAATGGACAAAGATGACATTTGCGATGTCAGGGGCAGCGGCAACGATTACGGCGGACATGGCCCCGGCGTTAATGGACCTCTTGCAACTAATGGGAGACCTGGCAAAAGCAGTGAAAGATCAAGCTAAATGGTTTTCTGTATTATTCAAGGTGGGGACAGGAAACATAGTGGGGTTAACGGCAGAGTTCCCGGGAGGGCCTGATAATGCCGGGCTGTTGGGTAAGTTTCCGGGAGGGCCTGATAATGCCGGGCCGTTGGATGACATGAATGGAAGGGCAAAGGGAACGGGATTCCCGCTCAGTGAGGACGATCTAGGAATAGACGTATCGAACAAGACTGCAAAACGCGGGATATTCGACCGCATCGCCGGATCAAAGCAGATGATAAAGTTGCAGCAGGATCTGTTGAAAATCAAACTGGCGGTGCAAGCGGCGGCTGAGAAAGCGAAGAAGGCGGCAGAGGCTCAGAAGCAACTGGATCAAATCCGGGTTGACGACGCGATTGCGGCGGCCAGGGATAGGGTCGACGAAACAAAGCCGAAATCAGGTGGAGCACGATTCGCGGGCATAGCAACGCGGGGATCGTCCGAAGCGTTATCGTCCATCTTCGCATCGCGTGCAGCGAAGGTGCCGGAGCAGGCTCTGGCCGAGCACAAAAAAGCGAACAAGACGCTGGATGATTTACTGGCGGAGCAGAAGAAGAAGCAGACCGACGCCCTATTACTACAAGGGGCAGTGTAATGACTGTGACATACCTCGGCGAGAAGCCTGGTGGCGAGAAAGCCACGAACACTGAAGGCAAACGCAGCTACACTCGCACCTTCGTCCTCAACGCATCCAGTCCATCGGACAAAGCATACACCGTCGGAAGCAACGCCAGCCTGCCGGTGATTGGGTCGGTGCATCCACAGGATTCGTCCGCGTACTGCCGCACGTTGTCGGTGACAAATCCTAACCCCTACGCGGGGTGGGAAGTCTCAGCCGACTACGACAGTAATCAGAACATCGACGCCACGAATCCAGACAACGACGAAGCCCTGATAACATTCAACAGCGAGATTTATCAGGAAGCGGTGGTGCAGGACAAGAACGGCAACGCGATCATGAATTCAGCGAATGACCCGTTCGACCCTCCATCGACAATTGATAATAATCAACTGATCGTGACCATCAGCAGCAATCACAAAGCAATACCTCCGTGGGTTCTGGATTATCAGAACGCAGTAAACGCCGCAGCGTTTACGGTTTCGGGGCTGAGCATTGGGCAGGGGAACGCTAAGGTCAACCGGATAACAGTGGGATCGCGACAAGTGAGGGGGACGGAGTCCTATTACTCGCTCTCAACAGAAATACACGTAAAGAAAACAGGCTGGAGGCTCGAACCTCTGGATGTCGGGATGAAGCAAAAAGAAATAGGGGCTGACAACCAGCCGACAGGAAAGTTGATCCCGATCTACCTGGCGGATCAGGAAATAGCAACCGCACCATTTCCGCTGGACGGCAATGGGTTCGCTGATTACGACTCAACACCCGCCACGGCGATATTCTTAGACTTTCAGGTCCACGATGAACTGGATTTCACAAACCTTCCCGGGATCACATAGCAATGGTAAACCGCATCGATTCAGACACGACTGTTGACGGATCAATAACAGCCACCACCATTAACGCCACCACCGCATCTATCACCAATGCTATGTGTACATCTACTATGGCACTGGCAAGGTCTAAGCTCGCGCAGGACACGCTGCAACCGTTCACGATCCCGCTGACTCAATTCAGGACGTGGGATGCTCTGGCGGTGAATCTCCCCGGTACTCCCGCCGCCGACGATCTGGGACTGGACAACGCGACGTTCGGCACTGGCTCGCCGCATCTAACGACTGGCGACCTCGGCGCGGCGGGAGCTACGAGCCGATACGCACGAGTTCATGTTCCGATCCCCGCCGAGTACGACGACGGAGCGACATGCAATCTGGTCGTGCATGCTGGCATGCTGACGGCAGTGGCCGACGCCTCGTGCGTTGTTGACGTGGAATGTTATCGTAGTGATGAGGCGACTGGCATCTCTGCTGATCTCTGCACCACGGCCGCGACAACCTGCAACTCGCTCACATTCGCTGACATCTCGTTCACGCTGACTCCTACGACATTTGCGTCTGGCGACACTCTGGATATCCGCGTGACCATCACCTGCACAGATGCCGCGACAGCAGTTGTCGAAGGTGTGATAGGCGCGTGTTGGTTGGCTTGCGACATCAAAGGATGACTAATGTCGGGCGTGATTCCATCAACGGAGTTTAATGAGCAGATCAAGCGAGTGGTTCGCCAGACGCTACGGGAGCAGCGTGGCGAGGGTCAAGGGGCCTCGGCCCGACCAGAGCGTGGACTTCCCTGGCAATGGGCGATCACGAATGCAGCGATCCCTGCTGCGTCCAGCGGGTTGACGGCACCGGGCAGCGGTGAAGTCGAGTTGCTCACGATGGACAGCGATCAGGACTTGAGCCGCAGCGGCAAGACCTTCACTGGCGTAAACCGCTCAGAGAGCGTGGCGATCGACGCAGACACGCTGGTGATTATTGCCAGATTTCGCGGGGAGCGGATTATTGTGTGGGCGGATTGTGCCGCCCTGGCAAGTCCACCAGCATGATGATTCATGGCCACTGCTGCCGGTGTGAAACGCCGCCGGATCCTCCAGGGGAATATGAAAACGATTGTACAGCTACAATCTTTAGAAATACCCTTCTCACGCCAAGTCCTAATACCGGTATTGCCACGGAACCGGGTACTGAATGGTATCAGTCGTTTGATCCAGCCGTTTCACCGGGATGGACTTGGCGGTCAGATATATCTGCATTACATACAGCCACTACAGGAGATCCTACACCAAAGACTATTCTTGTGGCGCCATTGCGATTTACAGCGAACTATCCGGCAGATGGCGGGGAATGGGGGCTGGGCTCACTGCAAGGGAGTAATTTTCATTGGGACACTTC